GGATGAGCCCAGTCAATAGTAAATAAGTATTGTCCAGCATAAAAATTTTTATCCTTGCCTTTAAATTTACAGTCTAAACCAGCTAAAAAATCAAAAGTATGAACGCTAGGCCAATAACTAAAGCAATTCCATAATTGAAGCTCGTCGACGCGCATGTTAGGAACTTGGCTTCTTGAAAACTTTTTTTGAAAGAATGCAGAAATTGGCAATCTATAATAGATAGCGCCGTTCGGTAACATAATGTGAAATAATAACGCACGGCCTGCAATAGATGCAGTACCGAAGATAACACAGTCTTCGCTATCTTGATTATATTTGGAGTCCATATCGTAAAGATATTCTTTACGAATTTTACAATAAATTGGTGGTATGTTTGCATTTAAATAGGCCATCCTTATCCATAAATATCTCCCCAATTTTCACCCGATTCATAATCGACTTTGTTTGGGACCTCTAGTGTAACAGCATTTTCCATAATCTCAATAATTTTTTTTGCATGTTCTGGAGATTCCACTGATAAATCTAACTCATCGTGAATTTGAATGTGTGCTATAATTCCTTCTTTATATAAATCTATCATTGCTTTTTTAGTCATATCCGCAGCACTACCTTGAATTAATTTATTTAATGCTTTGTAAGTATATGCTCTTTTAATCCCTGGTCCGTGTTCCCTGAGTGCTTCTTCGTGTGGCATTGCTTTGTGCATTCCAAACATATTTGGTTCCCATAAATGAAACCTACATAATCTACCAAGTAACGTTCTAATTTGACCGTGGCTTTGAGCTCTATTAGAAGCACTGTTCATTAGTTGTTTAACAAAAGGTACTTTTGCGTGATATTGATTAAATAACTCTTCAGCTTTTTCTTTTGTTACACCTAATTCAGCTTGCAATTTAGTTTTACCCATACCATAAAATAAACCCAAATTGATCGTTTTAGCTTGAGATCTAGGTATTTCTGCCATATCCGCTACGATTTGGTGAAAGTCTGTGTTTATGTCATCATTATAGGCGTCTACAACCTCATATACAGAGGGAAATTTATGCAATGAAGCATAATGCACTACCAACCTAGGCTCTTGTTGAGAATAGTCAAAACAACCCCACGTATGGCCTTCCTCGGGCAAGAATAATGACCTTATTAAAGGTCCTAGATCCTTATTTCTTGCTGGAAGTTGTTGTAGATTTGGATTGTTATAACTAAAACGACCTGTCACAGTACCACCTAAATCTGATCTTATTTGATTTATTTCAGCGTGTATTCTACCTTTATGTTGAAACCTTAATATAGTATCAATGAAAGTAGTGTGTGCCTTGTTTATTTCCCTAGCTTCTGCTATTTTTTTAACAAATTTATTATTGTGATTTGAAAGGAAATTTTTTGTAAATGAAGGTGACTCTGTTTTCTCGGTTTTATCGTAGGTCAAGGAAAGTTTATCAAATACTTTGGCAATCGAACGAGCAGCCCAAATTTGTGGTTCTATGCCTGTTTCTTTTTTTATTTCTAGCAATAGATTTTTTTCTTGTTCTTGTAGTTGCACTTTCAGTGCTGCAGCTCTGTCTGCATCTACTCGTACTCCTTTAAATCTCATATCAACTAAGCAAGGAAACAAATCAGTTTCCATATCAAAGATGGATTGTATGTCTTGATTTATTATTTCAGTCTTAAAGTTTTGCCATAACTCCAATGTGAGTTCAGCATCTTTTTCTGCATAAGCACCTACAAACATCGGTGGAAGTTTCCACATATCAGCTTTTGGATCTAGTCCCCTAGATTTTGCTTCTTCATTCAATGCAGCTTCATTTTTACCGTGACCTAAATATTCCCAAGATAATGCATTCAATGTATAAGCAAATCTATTTTCATCAATTAATGATGCGGCGATCATTGTATCTACGATCAATCCATTTATCTTTATTCCCATAGATCTAATCCAACATACATCGTACATTGCATTATGAAATATCTTAATGGCTGGACAAGCCATAGTATCCTTAAACCACTCCAATACTTTTTTCTTATCCATATTGCTCCCTGATCCGTGAGCAATTGGAAAATAAAATTTTCTTCCAGGTACAGCAATAGCTATACCTACAACCTCACCATTACCAATCACTGAACCTGATCCTTTAATTTTTAAGTCAGGATCCCTAGTTTCTAAGTCAATCGCTATTTCATCGTATTGCCTTAAGTCTGGATATTCTTCTGGTTCAATCCATTCTGTCTGTGCCGTAAATAGTGGTACTTTCATTATTTGTTTTCCTCTTCATAGTTTACGAAATTATTTGTATTTGTGATGTGCAATGCACTAACGTCTACGATAAAATTATTTGCGACTGGTTTTGGTTTTTTCATTTGCCTCCTTATAGCATTTTTTACACATAAAAGCACAGTTGTACCTCATATGTTGTTTTTTACACTTAACACATTTATATTTCATTTATTCTTTTTCATATCTTTTATCTTTTTTATCTCTAGTTCGCAATAGTGAATTATTTTTTCTAAATCTTCTATTCCATTTTTATTCAAGTACCTGCAAACGTACTTCACAACATTACCCTGGAAGAAGCTGAGATTATTTTTAGATATAAATTCATATGGTTGAATGTGAAAAGATTTATAGTGACTCCCACCTATTTGCTTTTCTTGTGGAAAAACTTTTTCAAACATATCTTTTGTTGTCATAACTGATATCCATACCTTTCTTTTTTTGCTTTTAATAAATACAAGTTTTCCTTGGCTCTTGTTGCACCCACATACCATACTCTATGTTCTTCATCTGCTTTCTCAATGTTATTTTCTATAGCTTCTCGTATTTTTTTAGCATTGTCTAATACTAAGATAACATTATCACACTCACCTCCTTTTGCTGCATGTATGGTAGATACTTCTATTCTAGGTGCTTGAGATAATTTTTCATTATTGGATAACATTGTTCTAATGTAGAAACATTCATCCTGATCTGCTTCAGTAAATAAGTCATACCAAACAGAATCATTTTTAAAACCAAAATCATTTATGTCATAATATTGTTTATTGTTAGTTACCCTGGGGCTATTATCAATATGTAAAAATTCACATATTTCTCTTGCATCAGCCAAAGGAATTGCTTGACCTTTGCAAAGTTCACCAAAATTTATTATTGCCTTATAAAGCCTAGTATTATAACTCTTGCCAAATCTATTTTTAAAATATAAGTTATTTTGCTTTAATTGTTCTGAAATTTCATCAGATCTATATGTGGTTCTAGTTAATATTAACCATTTTTCTTTATTTAAATTTATATGTTCTATGTTATTTATGAATTCAACTTTGCCTAAAGATCCTTTTTTAGGTAAGTATTCTTTTTGTTTTCTAGTTTGTATTCTATTAACAATAACGTTTGATAAAGTCTGTATGTTTTTTGGTACACGATTTGAATAAGGTAGTATTTGTTCTTCCGCAGGTTCATTTAAAAATCTTTTAACATCAGCACCAGCCCAAGCAAATATAGCTTGATCATCATCTCCTGCTAAATAAACATCATTAGATTTTTCTTTAAGAACATCAAACATATCCCATTGTATTGGAGATAAGTCTTGGGCTTCATCTATGAATACAACGTCAAATTCTTTACATTTTTCTTTTTCTTTTACAAATTTATTTATCATATCATTAAAATCATATAAATGTTTACCTTTAAAATGATTATAATTTGAATAAATGTGACCTAATGTTTCGTAATCAATGTCACTACTCCATTCATTGGTATTAAATTCTTCTTCAACTGATATGTTTTTTACTCTAGCTTTATTAATTAACTTAAAATATTCACTATTAAAATTTAAATAACCAGACTCATCACCTGAATCAACTACTCTTAAATTTAATTCCTTACCTATTTGTTCATAATGAATAGGTTGCATTACACTATCTTCACTCATACCTAAAGTATGAAAAGCAAAAGAATGTAATGTTTGAAAATACTTTAAATCTTTTTTATCAAGATTTTGATTTCTTTCTAACATCCTATCTTTGGCTTCGTTAGCAGCTTTTCTAGTAAAGGCAAAATAACCAATTCTATTTAAATCAGTTCCTTTTTTAATGTATTCATCTACTATGTTTAATAATGTAGTTGTCTTACCAGTTCCAGGGGGACCAAATATCTTTTTAATCATTACATTATATCCTGTTCACTTCGTGCGTTAACTATTTCTGTTTCTACTTTTTCATCAGATAACAATTCTGGAAACTTATCTAATGATACTTTTATAACTTTTATTGGAGGATAAGAGTCTTTATCATTTGATTTTTTAGGAAATCTTTTTTGTAAATCTAATTCTGCATTAAATAACTTAATCATTTTTTCACCTGTGGGACCTCTATCTAATTTCCATTCTTTATTTTTTAAACTTCCAAAAAAACTTGAATAAACAAAGTATGCATTGTGACCTTCTATTAGTACTGCTCCAGTTTTAAATGCTGCATATGTAGTGGCCTTTGGTCCATTTAAATACTTACCTAAATACTCTTGTAATAATTCATCAGGAGTTGTTCCTGAAGGAGGAGGTGTAGTTAATTTTGGAGGAAATAAATTATCTAGTATTTCTTGAAATTCAGTTTGTTTTACTTTTGGAGGTATTATATCAGCAGCTGCACCTATGATTGCTCTAATGTTTTCTTGTTCTATTATTTGTTTTATATTTTGAGCTCTGACTTCTTTTGTTGTTTGACCATCTGCTAAAGTAACATTGAATGTATATTGTGGTTCAGGATAAGTTATTTTTTGTAATCCACTTAATGCTGGAAAAACTTTCTTTTTATCTGATAGATAACCAAAAGTTCTTTTTCTACATTCTGCTTTCATACATACAGGTTGTATTGGATCTTCATTACAAGTATGTCCTTTTGTACTTTCTTTTTTCCAAGAGTTTATTTTCTTCTTAGTTTTTTCTTCTGTCCAATCTATTATTCCATTTGAATCTGCTTTAAAGTATTTAATAGGAGCAGCCTTAACCATTTCTTCCCAATTGTCAGGATATTTCTTTTTAGCAAAAACCATATAATTATATAAAAACCTATCTCTACCATCACTTAACTTATCTTTAGTTAGTATTGCTAAACAAGGTGGACCATCATTAAATTCTTCTCCACCGCCAACTAATATTTTTTTAGTATGTTCTAAAGTAAATTCTTCTAATTCATCTGCTGTGAGTGTGTTTGCCTCAACAACTTTTATAAATTGTTCAAAGGTAAAAAATGTACCATCTAAGTTAAAAGCTTTTCTTTCTGTTTTATTGTAGTAAGGTAAATTTATAAATTGACCGTGAATGTATTTTCCTTCTGCATCCTGTCCTAATTCTGTTTGTTTTGGATATATCTCAATGTTAGTTGGAAGTTTTAAAGTAAATAATAGTCCTTCTAAAAAATTTCTTATGGCAACTGCTCTAATAGGTTCTTTAAGAAATAAATATAAATGCATTCCACCGCTCTTAGATCTAACTGGAATTAATGGTAAATTATTTTCAGCTATTATATCTATGTATTTTTTATAAGGAAAGTTTGTGTAACTATGTTGTTTATCATCAATATCAATTGCACCAAACTGTGCCATACCTTGATCATCACAAGGTTGAATCCCAATTGATTGTTTACCATTTAAATGATCTAAATAATCTTGTTCAGTAATTTCTCTATGAGCCCAACTATAAATGGGTTTAGCTTTACCTGTAGTTGAATCAATTTGAATCTTACTTAAATCTGCAGAACCAAAATTTCTTTTTAATCCGCTAAATATTTTTATGTATTTCTTGCTTTCCATAATTTTTTCGCATTAAGAATGTGGGCGCTATTGCGCCCACATAAAGATAATTAGAAGTGAGAAGCTTCTGACTTCTCAGTTTCGTTACCGTGTTTTACCTTGATGTCTCCTTTAGAAACACTTTCAGTAAAAGATTTAGCTTGTTGATACAATGCTGCATCTTGCACTGGACCAACTTTACTAACTTCCCATCCAAACCAAGTTCCTTTATCATTAGACATTTGAGTAGTTCTCAAATTGTAAATATGACTAAAAGAAGCTGGAGTGAATATTCCATTTTTACCTTTCATCTTTATACTAGCCATCATACTATTCCACTTTCTACTAATCTTTAATTGTGTTGATTTCATGGCAATTAAAGCTGTTGAAGGTGTACTACTATTAACAATTACAAAGTGACTAGCTGTCTTTTCAATATAGTTACCATTAGGTAATCTATCTTTATAAGAAGCATCTCTTTTTGTCTTAGTTAGTATATCGCTAGATGATGTATGTATTGCGACTGGAGCTCCAGAACCTTCGCCTCTGTCTTGCCATTCAATATATTCCAATTTGTAATGACAAGGAATGACTTCAATTCCTTTTTCTCCATCAAACAATTCTCCAGTAACAGAGTTATAAATCATTCCAGGTTCTGCACCCGTAACATATTTACCATCTCTTTTATTTACCTCTGGAGATAATTGTCCAAGGATTTTTAGAAAAGGTAACGCTAAATCTTCATGAGTTAGGTTATCTACTCCTTGATTTGCATCAGCTTCAAATACATTGATAGCTAAAGCACCAGCAGTAGTTTTTTCTATTACTTCTGCCTTGGTCCTTGGTTCTTGTTTCATTTTTACTGATTCTTGCATATTTTTTTCTCCTTTGTTTATGCACGTGTTATTTTTGTTCTGTTTCCTGCGAACACATTAAATAGGTCAGAGGGCATATCTTTCCCAGCTTCAATACGCTCTCTGACCAGGGCTTTAAGTGTCATAGGTTCAACCTTTAACTTCTGGGTAGGTTGATATCCTTGACCTTGTGCAAGGACAGCATATTCTGCCGCCTTGTTATCTTCGTTACGACCAAAGGAAACAGTGACCTCATTTTTAATAAGATCACCTAGGCCTTCTTTACGAAGCCAGTTAAATGCTTCTTCCTGTCTGTCTTTAGGAATGGAAGCACCGTAGACGGGTTTTACTTCTATTGCTGATCCGTCTGCTAATTTCATAGTTGAGATATTCATTTCAGTCATCATAGTTGGTATGATTTCTCCTGAAAGAAGTTCCTCTTCTTGTTTTAATTTTTTTAAATTTTCCTCCGCTAACTTTATTTTATCTTCCAAGTTTTTTAATTTAACAACTTGATCAGATAATGCTTTTGCATCATTAGCTTGGGTCATTAATTCAGTTTGG